TTCTGGTGATTTGATGACAAAGTTTGGTGTTAGAACCACAGATGAATTAACTCTTGTCATATCTAGAGAACGATATGATGATTTTGTATCTGTATTTTATCAGGATGGTGAAGATGAAACTAAGTTAACATCAAGACCAAAAGAAGGAGATTTAATATATTTCCCACTATCAGATAGTTTATTTGAAGTTAAGTTTGTAGAACATGAACAACCATTCTACCAACTTGGAAAACTTTATATGTATCAATTGACATGTGAACTCTACGAATATGAGGATGCAGTCATTGACACAAGTATTACAGAGATTGATAATAATGCAGAGGATGATGGATTTATTGCAACACTTACATTAGCTGGTCTTGGTCAAACTGCAGCATTTTCAGCTGGTTTAAGCACTAGTGGTGTAAATACGATTACACTTATTAACGATGGATTTGGATATACAAGTCCTCCCGCTGTTGCGATTAGTACATCTCCTAGTGGATCAGTTGATGCAAATGCAACTGCAGTTGCGATTACAACTTCTGCTGGTGCTGGGTCTACGACATTTTCCGTAAAAGAAGTTCTTATCACTAATCCTGGCTTTGGCTACACTATTGCACCCACTGTTACATTTAGTGGTGCTGGCGGTTCAGGGGCAGTCGCCAGAGCGGGTATTGGAACAAATGTAATGAAGGTGTTGTTTAGTTCTGTTGCTGGTAGTAAATATACATCACCACCTGTTGTCTCCATATCAACATCACCATCTGGATTATCAACTGCAAATGCTACTGGTGTTGCTATTGTGAGTGCTGGAGGAACTATTACTGATATACGACTTACTAATGCTGGATTTGGATATGCAAGTCCACCTGTAATTACAATTGCAAATCCAAATACAGGAGTTGGAACTGGTAACTTCTTCTTAAATGAAGTTGTTAAAGGTCAATCATCTCTATGCACCGCAAGAGTTAAAGATTGGGATGCAGATACAAATGTTCTTAAGATATCTAATATATCTACAAACTTTGCATTAAATGAAATACTGGTCGGATCTGCAACCACAGGAGAATTCCCAGGCATGGGACAAACTGGAAGTTATACCATCAATAAGATAAGTTTAGATGAGTTTCAAGATGATGAGTTTGCCAATAATTTGGTTATAGAGAATGAAGCTGATAGTGGGTTGGTGGACTTCTCTGAGAAAAACCCATTTGGTGACTTCTAAATAATTAAAAAATATTATGGCTACAAACGATAAACAGGTATGGAAAAATGAACACAGAATTGTTCACCAAATTTCTCCACCAAATTATACTACAGATGAACGAGTAGGACTTTCAACTGTAACAGGTTCAATAATATTTAATACTACAACAAATAAAATGCAATGTTATGACGGTTCAGATTGGAATGATCTATTCTAAATAATTAAAAAAGAATTATGTTAGGTCAATACTTTTATCACGAGATTCTAAGAAAGACAGTTATCGGTTTTGGTACACTTTTTAATGGAATAGAGATTCGTCATGACGCAGACGATGGTGGCAATGTAAGTCGCATGAAAGTGCCATTGGCATATGGCCCTATGCAAAAGTTTCTTGCAAAAATAGAACAACAACCAACTTTAAAAGGTAGACCAGCTATCACTCTACCTCGTATGTCATTTGAAATGACCACATTAAATTATGATGCATCAAGAAAAGCTTCAATAACACAAACTTTTAGATCATACAATACAGGTACTTTAAACAACGTCAAGAAAGTATTCATGCCTGTCCCATACAACGTGGGATTCACATTGAGTATTGCAACTAAACTCAATGATGATATGTTACAGATCATGGAACAGATACTTCCATATTTTCAACCAGGCCTTAATATTACACTTAACTTAGTTTCATCAATTAACGAAAAGAGAGATATACCAATCATTCTAGAGAGCATTAATATGAGTGATGATTATGAGGGTAGTTTTGATAATCGTCGTGCAATGATTACGACATTACAGTTCACTGCCAAGATATACTTATTTGGTGCAGTCGCTGATAATCCAGATGCACTTATCAAGAGAGTTAATGTTGATTACTTTACCGATACAAATAGAGTAGTTGCAAAACGTGAACAAAGGTATTCTGCAACTCCAAGAGCTGTAAAAGATTACAATGATGATAATACGACTGCAATCAATAAACCTTTGGCTGCAGAACAAACAATAGTTTCTGTAAACAGTGCATCCAACTTTACAGTCGATGATTACATTAGACTGGGTGAAGAGAATATGCAGATTCGTTCCATTAGTGGTAATGAATTAACTGTTTATAGAGGTGTAGATGGAACAACGGCTTTAGATCATGCAAATGGATCTGTCATAGATATAATTAGTGGATCTAGAGATGCAACCTTACCACTCACTGGTGATGATGCACTTATCGCTTCTGGTGATGACTTTGGATTCAATGAGATGTCTTCTTTCTTTGAGGACTTTAAAGAGTATTCTCCATCACAACAAAAGGACGTATAAGTCATGAAATTTGATGAAATTGATGATGCATTAGATATAGTTAAGGATACCTCCGAGCCTATTGAGATTGATAATGTCAAGCCAATCAAGTGTGACAAGGACGATCTTGACCGTGATTATGAATATACTCGTGGTCATCTCTATTCATTAATAGAGAAAGGTCAAGAAGCTATTGACGGTATCATGGAGATTTCTCAAGAGAGTGGATCTGCCAGAGCTTATGAAGTTACTGGACAGATAATTAAAAGTGTGGCTGATGCCACAGATAAATTATTAGACCTACAGAAAAAGGTTAAAGACATTAAGGAACCAAAAGATAAAAGTCCTAACAATGTCACCAATGCATTATTTGTAGGATCAACAGCTGAATTACAAAAATTATTAAAAAAAGGTAAGTTAGATGACTGAATCAGTTAAAAAAGAAAAACCGAAAGGCATCATCGGTAAAATTAAAGAAAATATCGATGATAAAGAAGAACAATTAGCATTCTTATCTACCGTTGTTAGATTGGCTGTGCTTGTCTGGTCAGCAGGTATTTTAACCTTGGCATATGTTAAATTACCAGCAGCATTTAATATACCAGAACAAAAACTTGATCCGACATTTATAGCTTCAGTTTTCACAGGAACTCTGGCTACTTTCGGAGTCCAAGCAGCAGGTAAAAAGAAAGGTGGTGCTGATGGTGGTAGTGCAAACATATCTAAAAAAGATATGGAGTTTCTTATTGCCAAGGCATCAGAGACTGCTCCTGCTCAAACCATTAGGATAGAGCAAGGCCCTGTCAAAATTGTTCCCGACACTAAAAAATCTTAAAATCATGTTACAGAAAATCGTAAATGGAATCGCTATTGCAAGTGGTGTTATATCTCTCACCGTTGTTGGTACTGTTGGGTATGTATTCATACGCAAGGATGCGATTATCGAAAACGTCAAAGGTAAAGTAATGGAATCTGTAATGGGTTCTGTTGGAGATGCATTACCCAATGTTGTGGGTGATGTATTACCTGATACTACAGGCCCTGCTGGGGCAATACCAGAAGGCGTTGGATTAGGTATTCCTTCCTTTTAGATAATGCCAACTATTGATGATATATCAATTGACAACATACATGTTCCACATATTAGACCTTGGTTAATTAGAGAACCAGTAATTTATAACATCCATCCTCCTGTAGTTACTCAAATTGGTAATCCAATTTTACAGATGCCTGGATGCGTTAAAATGCATAAGGATAATAAGAGACATGTAAATGGACTTCCAATTGATAAAAATTTAATAGAGGATGATCCTAATGGTATTATGACTGTGTGTGATGCAGAGTATCCATCATATGATGCGATGAATTATGAACCAGATCGATTAATCATTACAAGAGAAGCCCCAGTACCAAATGTACGACCCCCAGAAACTCCTCCGACACCAGATGTTCCTAACACTGGAGATCTTTCATCAGATGAAGAAGTACCTTGTCCAGGCCCAAATCAGCCAAGGGTAGGAGATTTAACTCAAAATGGTGATGAAAGAGTCACAGGTCACAAACTAAGTGACGATGGTAAAACATGTGTAGTATTATATGAGGATACTACACCAGTTGAAAAATTTTTGCCCTCCACAAATCAAGTAAGCACTACTGCAGCAATTGCTGTGGTGGCCACAGCTGCCGCTGCTGCAACACCCTTATTGTTAAGAGTAATAAAACCTATAATTAAAAAAACAGTTGATACTGTAAAAAAGAAATTCGGAAAGACACCATATAGACCTTCTCGTGATGAAATTAAATCTAATCAATATCGCCAATCGAAAGGCTTATCTCCTTTAAATTTTGAGAAGATGAAGAAGAAGGGTTAGGTGTAATTGTATGTGTGTGATTTGGTAGTGTGCCTGGCGGATTTACCAAAACTACGTCGGCACATACGGCATGATATGGCGACTTGGGATGAAATATCACGCCAGCCTTCATCAGTTCGCCACAATTTTTAAGACGAGCTAATTCAAAATCTAATCTTTTATTTGCAGTTTGCTGTTCCATCCATGCAATTTGAGTTGCAGCAGCTTCTTTACATTGAGCTTGCAATTCTTTATCTAAAGGTTTAGACCAAGTTGCTGATATACCAGCGGATAAATTATAAACTTCTTGTTGTCCTGTTCTTGTTGGAACGTAGTAGAGTATTGAGCCAGGATTGTCTAATACACCATCATCATCTAAATCTGACATGTCGTACACTGGATCCATATACGTGTGTTCAAACGGCCGCTTAAAATTTCCTGTGGCTGTAAAGTAGGGTGTAACGTTCATGGTAGGGCCTTGACATTGAATACCTCCACCATAAGTATTCGTAATATATGGCCCCTGAAGAACCTGAATAGCTTGGTTCGTAACTGAGCCAGAGCTATTGGCTATTGGATTTGCAGTTGCGGATACTCCACCAACTGTTTCTGCGTATATTGGGTTACAAGTAATTAGACTTAAACAAGTGGTGGCTATTGCGTAAAGGTGCTTGTTGTGTCTGTGACTGAATTTATAGTTGTTGTTCTCTGTATTATTGTGTGATTTGAAAGGCCAGGGCCTTGATAACTTTCGCTGAATTGAAAGGATCCTCCAGGCGTTGTTTGTGTAAATGTTGGTCTTTGATCTAAATCCAATCCATTCCATGTCGAAGTCACTCCATCTAATGTCACAGTTGATTGTACAGTTCCACCAGGCGTAAGATTATTGGAACTTGATTCTACGCCTGTGCCCGTTACCGTGTACTGCCAGCCAGTATTATAGTCCATACTATTTATGGTCTCTGTCACAGTGGAAGTTGTGGTCGTATTTGAGGTCATCGAGCCCTGTGTAAAATTAGGCACCACAGGCACAGCATTCACAGTCCTTGCACTCGCAAGGACAGTTGCACCCACAACT